CACCACTCCCCGGTGGCATTCCTACACTAAAACCCCAATTTGAAAAATACGCTACAATATCGCAAGGGTAAAGAAGAGAGAAGGTCTCTCGAAGTTCAGGACCTACGCAGGGCAACGGTCATAACCCACAAACCAAAAAAACAAACACAAGGGGTAAAAAATGGCATTAACAAATATTGCTGATTTGGTACAATCTCCGCTTTTCGCAAGAGAAGTGCAGAGGGCTTCACTTAGATTGTCTGTATTTTGGAACAGCGGGCTGATCGCTCGTGATCCAGAGCTTGACAGACTTATGAAAGCAAACGCGGGTTCAGAGTTCTACTTTGACTACTTCGATGACCTTGTCCAGGACGAGCCTAACATCTCTGACGACAGCGACAACGGGGCAACACCGGGTAATATCGGTTCAGGAAGGGATAAAGCTGTAGGGCTGTTCCATAACAGATCTTGGGGCGTGAAGTCAATTACACGTAACCTCTCTTCCGCCGGTGATCCGCTGACTGTTATCGCTAACAGCGTTGGTAGATACTGGGCGAATGCACAAGATCAGACTACGGTTGCGATTTTGACAGGTATCCTAAACGGGAACAAAGCAAATGACGGGTCAGATATGGTAAACGATCAGTCCGGTACGACTATTGACTTGAATATGGTGCTTGACACTATCCAGACAGCAGGGGACAGACAGTCTTTCTTCTCTCAGATGGTATGTCACTCCGCGATCATCACTTCTTTGAAAAAGCAAGGCGTGACAGATAGAATTCTCGACCAGAACGGTAACTACCTATATGAAGGGCTATCCGGTCTTATTCTCTCTGCAAGGGATGAAGTAGAGACAGGATCACCGGCAGCTGGCGATTACACCTCTTACATTATCGGCGGCGGTGCGGTTGCATACGGTGAAGGTGCGGCGGATGTTCCTAACGAAGTATTCAGGGACCCAGACACCGGTAACGGCGGCGGTTCTGAAACACTTTACAGCAGAAGAAACTACAGCCTGCATCCATACGGGTTCAACTATAGCGGTGCGCCTGCTTCAACTTCTCCTACATGGACTGAGTTTAAAGATGCCGGGGCGTTTACAAGAAGCGCAGAGCGTAAGAGAGTGCCTATCGCCTTCCTACAATCTGCTATCTAAGCAGAGGGGGTGATTTATGTCTTACACTAAAATTCAGAGTAAACAGGCGTTTGAGAGAGTAAGGCAACTGATACTCTCTGCCCCTGGCACTCGCATCACTGTTCAGACGGTGATCGATGATACAACACTCGGTACGATCATCGCGGATGAGGATGAGAGAAAAGGGTTTGTTATTAGCCGAAACAGAAAGGAGTGGTTCTTAACAGAGGACCCTAAGTTCTGTGGGGCATTTACGTTTGCCGGCACGTGTGCCGGTGACGGCTATATCAACCTCGCTTTTGGTGAGGATATAGTTACATTCGCACCAACAACAGGAGACGATGTAGATGCTATCGCTACTCAGGCTGTATCTACTATCAACACGCAGTCTACAGAGTGGACGGCAACCGTTGTGGGGTCCGGGGCTATCAAAGTGTGCCCACTCGCTGCACAAGAGAGTCGCGCTGTATTCTCCGCAACATCATCCGATACGGGTGTGACGGTTACATCACGATCCCCATTCCAGGCACCATTGGACGTGCAGCTTGGCGGCGATGTGCTGCTGTTAAACGAGCAAGTTACCTTCCCAGGCACTTCGAGCAGAGCATAAGGTTTACTGAGGGTATTGCGATGCCCTCTCCTAAACTTTAAAGGAGCAACCATGGCACAGATCATACAGGCAGGATGCCACTACTCGTCAACATCAAGACCAGCGTGCCTAAAAGCTGATTATTGCGACACTCCACTTGGAGAATTCCTTTATAACTGGTCTTTTGACTGTGGGCTTGATGGATGGCAGGGGGATCCTTCATATCCTGCCGATGTCACAGATAACGGAGACGGCTCTATTCATATCAAGGCGATAGACCAATGGGGAAGCGTGCAACCATTGGGATTACCATTCCAAGCAGGGGATTACACGGTCAGGATAGGAGTATCATCTATGACTGGTAATGGAAAGTTCTCATATAGGATTGGCTCTATATGGCATACACACTCCCCACTTGAACTTGGAGAAAATATCTTTAGTTTCACGGCGAATGGAGAGATCAACAACTTTGTAGTTGGGGCAGACGCAGATACTTCGTTTGAAGCAGATGTGATGTATATCTCTATGCGTGACAGCAATGCAGAGATGCAGATCATCCCGTGTGATATGAGTGGCTGGACGGTCAGTGCAAGTGATTACTGGCCTGGCTATGATGCAACCAAAGCGTTTAACTGTACTGCAAGTGCAGGGGGAGATGCTTGGGTTAGTGCAGATGGTGATATTGATTTTCCAAAATATCTTCAAGCAAACAGGCTGAATGATGAAGAGGCATTTATTATTACTCGCCTTAAAATGAAGGGCAGGTCTGTAATATCCAATGACCACATGAGTGCAAGGCGACCTAACCCGCTTGTGCTTCAAGGGTCAAACGACGGTGTAACATGGGTTGAAATAGATAGATGGACCACTACTTCATGGAATGCCGGAGAGACTAAGACGTTTACTGTAGCTGATGGATCGGCAGGGCATAGCAGATTTAGGATAGTGTGGGAAGATAACGGCGGAGACCCGATAGACGGTGCGCAGATGGGAGCAGTTTGGCTATACGGAATAGCCGTCCCAGCAAATAGAGAAGCGGTGACTTATAACTCAACTGTGCTTACCTATAACGGCGTTGAATTGAGCCACGGTATCAACTAAAAAAGGAGAGGTTAATGGAGATTTTTGATTTGCTGACAATAGACAAAGAGGTAATAAGCACGGATATAGATGTGGTTTCTTTTTCCCCGGACTGGCAAAACCTTATCACGCTTGATACAGATAGGGATGCTGGTGTATATGAAGTCAATATCGCTATGGTATGGAATTATGACTCAACAAACAAGTCCGGCAAGTTTAGGTGGTCTGTAGATGGTGGCTCTACATGGCTTGAAACATCAGAAGAGCCAAAGGATAAAACAGATTTGAGACCTTTCTCTGTGACTTTCCCTGTTGACCACTCAGGAGGTGTCAGGCAGATTATACTCGATGCTGCAAGAGAGAACGACACGCACACAATGACAATGAAGTATGTGGCTGTTTCCTATAAGCGTATAGGTTAAATCAAAACACAAAGGATTTAAAATGATCGTAGATATTAGCAAAGAGAAAAAAATCAATGATGAGCTTGTAAAAGTTGGAGTTGAATTCGGGCAGACAGGTGGTAGAGGTTTCGGAAGAGGTGCAAGACCTATGGGAAGAGCTATTATGCCTAAAGTGCTTCTAACGCAACTAAACAACGGTGAGCGTCCGTATATCAACCTCCCCGGGGCAAAAGGCAAATAATGGCAGGCGTGTACGACGTATCGGAGGCATTTAACGACCTTATCGAAACAGTAGAGTACATACCTGGGACCGCCGGGGCGTATATCGATGGGGAATGGGTTGACGGAGTGACACAGCCTTCGTCTATTCATGCGGTGGTGCTTCCGATGTCATACAGTGAAATATTGAAAAACAACCCTGAAGCCCCAAGCGACCAAAGGGCTGTAAAGATATGGAGTAAAAGTCCTCTTCAATGCGGCGACAGAGAAGCAGAGAAGCCAGGGGATAAAATAATGTTCAATGGGTTCACGTACAAGATAACAGAGGTGCTTGATTTTGACAGGGCTGGCGGTTATTACAGGGCAATTGCCTACATGGAGATTTAGAGATGCTATTTGAAACAGATTGGACTTCGGCAGACTATAATGCCTATTGTGAAATTGCAGACATAGACGCGCTTATGGACCAGCTTGAAGTGCTAAACGGCTCTATAGGATGGGGCATACTTGACAGCGGTGTAAAAGAGGTGCATATCGTAAACGCTTCAAAACGTCTATCATCGGTTGAATTCAGCGGGGCGCTTAACCCATTGGTTATTACCAATAACCCGATGAAGTTTCCAAGGTCAGGGCTTACATACCAAAACGGCACACCGGTGCCTGAAGATATTATCCCGAATGAAGTATGCGGTTTTGTGGCGTGTTTCATTTATGACTGGATCGCATCTGGCAGGACAACAACACAATCATCAAACGTCGGTGCAATAAAGTCTAAAAAGGTAGGTGATGTTAGTATCACTTATGAAACAGGCGGGTCTATTATTCAGCCATCAGAGGACGGCGGAGCAGACTGCATTGATAACAATATCCCATCAGGCTGGTATGAAGACGAATTGTCGTCCACGATAGGCGGTATAGGAACGGTAGGGACAAAACGGGGGCTGTAAAGTGAAAGTCCGTATCGTAAGCAATAAAGGTGAAGTGACACTAAAAGAAGTGGGCGCTGAACTGGATAAGTATCTTAGCAAAATTTCACAATCCATAGATAAGTCCGGGATATTGACGGTTGGGCTTCATCCTGATGCTCAAGATTACAATGATGAAGGCGGCGCATTGGGATCCGGCGAGGTAACAAGCGTTGTAATGATAGGGGCAATCCATGAATTCGGTGTAGGCATCCAACCAAAAAGACCATGGCTATCAGGAAGCATCAAAAAAGAAGAACAGGCAATAGAGAAAAAAATACAGGGCGCGCTAAAAGATGTACCAAAGAATACAGACGGGTACAAAATCGCGATGGGGAATATCGGGAAATGGACCGTATCGCGCATACGAAAGAATGTAGAGACAAACGCTATAGGGCTAACACCAAACAAGCCAGCAACAGCCAGGCGAAAAGGCGGTAATCAGCCGATGGTAGATACAGGGCATTTGCTAAGACAGGTTGACTGGAAATATAAGGACTAATCATGCGATCACACGAAACACTTGAAAAGAAGATTTACAACTGGATAGAAACAATCGCACCGAAAGCAGGCATTGATACAATCGTATATGTTGCACAGAATGGTATTGAGCCGAAAGAGGACTTCATTGCACTTGAACTTTCAGTGTTTTCTGTAGACAGCAGGCCAGAGATACGATACCAATCCGCTGCCGGGATTGACCCAGACTCAATAGAAGAGAAGATGATATATCGTGCGGTTTTACAGCTTGACATCAGGCTTATCGCGCAGACTGGAGCGCTATCAAAGCTTGAAACACTAAAGGCATTTATTTACAGTTCACGTTCAATAGAGCATCTAATGGTGAACGACCTTGGCATCAGTACTGTAGGCGATACGCAGGATGCAAGCTGGTTACAATCGGAGAGTTTCAGGAAACGCGCTGATCTTACAATATACCTCCATTACACTTCCGAGTATAAAGACATTCTTGAGACAATAGGGACTGTTAATATTATCGGTGAGGACAGTGATACAGGGAGAGTGATTGTTGATGCACACGTGAACGAAAATGCACAGCCGTAGCAGTTACGCTACAATACATTAAAACAAAGGAGAAAAAATAATGAGCATACCTATTCAAGATGCTGGTGTTGTAGTCAATATCAGCCGAGAGACAAGAGCACCTTCTCAAAGAGGTTTCGGAGCACTTGGGTTTTTTTACATGACGAACAGTCAAACAATTCCAAAGCCAAAACTTTACACAAGCTTCGCGCAGGTTTCAGCGGATTATGATCCAATGGACCCACCATATCAGGCAGCACTTTTTTGGTATAGTCAAAACCCGTCACCACGTGATTTTTGGGTATTTGATGTTGCAAAAACAACACCGGGGACAAATGCCGTTGGCGAGTTTGAACTTACAAGTGCAACTACAGCTAACGGTGACGGAACAGTAGGGTTCACTATTGAAAAAGGTAGCATTTCTGAAAGCTTTAGTGTCACCCCGACTTCAGGGGATGATGTAGCGACGATAGTTCAAGCTTTAGTGCAAGACATCAACACAAGGTCTATCAGATGGGACGCAGCGGTTGGTACTTCGGCAGAAATTGTTGAGATAACATCTAAAGTTACCGGGCAATACTATAACGGCTTTGTGATGACAGATACAACTTCAGATACGGGGATCGGGTCCGCAACGGTTACTGATCCGGTTGGCGGTACCAATGCAATCGCAGAACCTATACAGGATGCACTTGATAGGGCGTTAGCTCACACAAAAGAGTTTTATTTTATCGCGCTTGACAGGCAGTTCAGGGTGTATGATCCACAGATAGTAGATTGTGCAGCGTGGACAGAAGCAAATGAGCGTTTCTTTGTGGCACACACAAACGATGTTGACGTATTAGACCCCACAGTGACAGATGATATTGCGTCTGAACTAAAAACGGCTGGATACTATAGGACGCTTATCACATACTCAGAAGATGAAATCGACTATCCGGAAGTTGGTGCAGCCGGCATTCTTGCCACGACTTCTTTTAGGGGAGAAAACACTCTCAAAACTCTAAAGTTCAAAGATATAGCAGCTGCAAGAGCGCAAAATGTAACACCAAACGACCTCAATACATTACGAGACAAAAGATGTAATGTTGTTTATGACAGCCGTGGGATAAAAATGTACGATAGCGGCATTATGTCAGGTGGGGAGTGGGCCGACATTATTCACGGTGCCGATGCCTTAAAAGAGGAGATCATGGTAAGAGTGTTTACACAGCTTACCGCAACCTCAACAAAGGTTCCATATACCGCAAAAGGGATGTCACAGTTAAAAGATCAGGTTGAAGCGGCACTTATCCAGTATGTCACAAATGGTTTTATCGCGGACGGCGTAGATGAGAATGGCAACTATTTAAGACCTTATTCTGTTACATCAAAACCTGTAGCACTGGCTTCACAAGCTGATAAGGCGGCGAGGATTGCACCGGATATTGAATTCAAAGCACGACTTGCTGGCGCGATACATTTCGTTGAAATAAACGGAACTTTAACACTTTAAGAAGGAAAAAAAATGGTAACAACTTATTCAGCAGCTAATACAACTGTAACATACGCGGGCCACTCATTCGAGGGCTTCGGCGCGGGGGATGATGTAATATCTGTGGCAAGAAGAGAAGATGGAATGCAGCTTGACATCGGTATGCAGGGAGATGGTGTTTATAGTCAGTCAACTGATAAATCAGGGACGATCACTATCAGGCTTCTTGCAGGGTCGGCGACAAATGACTTCCTCAATGCAAAAGTTCAGGCAACGGATGCCGGAGCTGTATTCAGCGCACCGCTCATCATTAAAGAAGAGGGAAGCAGTGCGGGGGCAACCGCTGCCAGGGCTGTTATATCAAAGCAGCCTGACTTCTCACGCGGCAATGTTGCCGGCGAAGTGGAGTGGGTATTCTTAAGCGATAACGTAGCTATCAACCATGCAGGTTCAGAGGAGCTTGCGTAATGGATAGCAATAGCAAATCTGTATTTGTAGATAATGTTGAATTTACAATTAAAAAATACAATGTAACGACAGGTACAATGATATTTTTCAAACTCAAAAAAGCAATCGCTGCACCACTGGCAAAAATATTAAGTGCGGTTGGGGCGAAAGAGGATGAACAGATCGATGCGCTTGCAGATGCACTTAAGGAATTCAGTGAAGCCGTAAGCCCAGAAGAAGGAATTGACCTTATCAAGGATCTGCTTCTAAAGGGGAATGTGTGGATTGGCGATAAAAGGCTGACACACCTTGATGAACTTGCAGAAAAAGAAGTTGACCCGTATTATGCGATATTCACACTTGCAGCACAGGTTGCGATGTTCAATTACCAGGGCTTTGTAAAAAAGTTAATGGGAGACCGCATTTCCTTAATGCCGGAAGCGGCGGAGAGCAAATCGTCTCAGAAAGAGAATTTGAACAGCTAAATATAGATATGTTTGTATGGTCTCCCATAATAGCAGGCTACGCGACACTGAAAGATATGCAGACGTTCTATACGATGGATGATCTTGCAGATATGCTTGAAGCTATCGCTTTAAAACAGGAGATAGAGAGAAGAGTCACTAACAAAAGGAGTAAATAATGGCAGGGGTAATTGATAGGCTTGTCTATGAAATAGGCGCGGACGTAGACAAGTCTTCCTTTAAAACAGCCGATGCTTCTATTAAAGGTCTTGCAAAGTCAACTGCAAAGATAGCCGCTGCCGCTGCCGCTGCCGCAACTGCTATTGCCGGTCTTGCCACTGCTTTTGTGAATGAAATGGCCGGTGCAGCGGATCAGGTAGCCAAGACATCAGACAAGCTTGGTATGAGTGTTGAGGCGTTACAAGAGTTGAGATACGCGGCGAACCTTACCGGTGTATCTCAGGAAAAGCTTGATATGGCTATGCAGCGAATGACAAGAAGAGTAGCAGAGGTAGCCAACGGGACAGGTGCGGCGAAAGATACAGTAGAAGCCCTTGGGCTTGCAAACGATGCCTTTTTCAAGCAAAGCCCAGATAAACAGTTTGAGATGATAGCTGATGCGCTGGGAGGTGTTGACGATCAAGGTGAACGACTGCGTATGACGTTTACACTATTTGATAGTGAAGGGGTTGCACTTGTAAATACTCTCAACCAAGGGGCCGAAGGCATCCAGACGATGCGTAAAGAGGCCAGGGACTTAGGCGGTATCATTACAGACGATCTCGCACGTGCGTCCGAAGCATACAACGACCAGGTCTTTCGTACTTCTCAAATATTCAAAGGGTTAAAAATTGTAGTGTTCAAAGAACTACTGCCTGTTTTTAAGGACCTTGTGGATAGCTTCAAAGAGTGGTTTATAGTCAACAAAGAACTTATAACGCAAAACATCAAACAATTTATATCAGGGATGGTTACGGTACTGCGTACTGTATTTAATATACTTGGCGGAATTGTAAAGGCAGTGAATGCACTTGTGCAGGCTTTCGGTGGATGGGAACGCGTAATAAAGCTAATAATGTCAGCTGGCTTTATAGTATTCCTTTTGAAGGCACTTACAGCCATAAATGGAATAGGACTTGCACTTAAAGCAATGTTTGCCGGTGCTTCAATCCGTGGCGTAGGCGGTCTTCTATCTAAGGGGGGTCAGCTTGGCATCCTTTTAGCGACATTACTTATGATAGAGGACCTTATCACGTGGATGAGCGGCGGTGATAGTGTTATGGGCGATCTCGTCGGCAACTACTCAGATTGGAAGAAACAGTTTGGAGAAGGGATAGGTGCACTCTTCGATCCTGTATTTTGGGAATATGTATGGGATAGTCTTATTGACAAACTTACCGGATGGAAGGACGACCTGATAAACTCGTTGTTATCATGGATCGATACGCTGATAGCAAAACTGTCAAATTGGTGGGATGGTTTCAGTATTTTTGGCGGAGGACAGGACATCACACCGGAACAGGTTGTATATGGTGCTGCACCTGACATTCCAGGGACGGCAGGCATACCACAGCCGAGTTTTGCCGACATTACAGCAACATCTATTCCGACACCTACTTATCCTGGGAGTGGTTCGCCACAGGTCACAAATACATACGGAGAAGTAAAAATAGACGTGCATGGGGTTCAAGACGGTAGACAGTTTGCGCAGGATGCAAGAGTCCAAATAGAAATCGACAGACAACAAGCAGGATCGGGGGCGTTCTAATGGCATTACTTAATGATGTTGTGACAGAAGCAGGGGGCATACTTTCACGTACAAGCTTTGTAGGGTCAATGGTATTTGATGCGAGTTATTCGATAGGTGAAGTACCTATTGATACATTTTTGAATACTACCCATGAGAGGATAGCAACCCCTACAAGGTATCCTGTAGAGACGGGTGCTAACTATTCAGATCATATCGTTATCG